CTCCTGGACCTTCCAGAGGGAACTTCTTACTTCCCAGAGTGGAAGCCTGATAAACTCCTCAGACTGGACGAGGCAGAGATCAGAGCCAACAACGGAGCTAAGTACTGGCAAGCCCTCTATATGCAGAATCCTACTCCTGATGAAGGTTCCACCATCAAGGCCAACTGGTTCAAGAACTGGGAACTGGAAGATCCTCCGGAGTGTGAACTTATCATCCAGACCTATGATACAGCTTTCTCCACCAGGAGCACAGCAGACTACTCTGTGATCCAGACCTGGGGTATTTTTGAATGGCTCACCACAGACTTGGCAGGGAGAGAAACCTTATCACCCAACCTGATCCTCCTGGGAAATCTCAGGGAAAGACTTGAATACCCAGAACTAAGGAGAACTGCCCAAGATCTCTATGACTCTTACTCTCCGGACATCTGTATCATAGAGAAAAAAGCATCAGGGCAGAGCCTGATACAGGATATGCGTAGAGCAGGACTCCCAGTGTTGGATTACCTTCCAGACCGTGATAAAGTGTCTAGAGTACATGCAATTACACCTATACTAGAGTCAGGAAGGGTTTGGATGCCCAGAGGAAGAGATTGGTCAGAGGACCTCTTTGCAGAGGCCATACAGTTTCCCTATGGAAGACACGATGACCAGGTAGATGCCATGGCAATGGCCATACACTACCTGAAAGAATCCTGGCACTTGTCTCACCCAGATGATCCCTCCTACGAAGAAGACGAAGAGAATACCCCCAGAAAAAAGAAAACCTACTGGAACTGGAACTAGAGTATATCACCATGACAATCTCCAGAGCAAACATTCCCAGAGAACTCAAGGGAGGAAGAAAAGTGGCCCAGAAGAAGAAGAAGCAGTCTAAGAAAAACTGGATACAGGGAGCTATTAAGAAACCAGGAGCCTTGAGAAAATCTCTAGGTGTAAAGAAGGGAAAGAAGATACCTGCAAAGAAACTTGCAGCTGCGGCCAAGAAACCAGGGAAACTGGGACAACGTGCCAGACTTGCCCAGACTTTTAAAGAAATGAGAAGTAAAAAGGAAAAAGGAAAGGCTTAAAACTATGGCAGTTGAACGTAATCCTCTTACCATGATGGACCCTGCTCTACAGGAAGAAATGCCCACCAGTAATTTTACTCCCTCAGGAGAAACTCCCTCCATAGAAGCAGATATGATGGAAGAGAGCATCAGTAGCAATGTGGTAAACTTTATGCCCACAGAAGACGGAGGCGTAGAAGTAGAGTTCTCTGAAACTGAGGAAGACATGGTCCTTTCCGGTCCCATGGGATCTCACTATGAAAATCTGGCAGAACATCTTTCAGAGGAAGACCTCACAGAAATAGGACATACTGTCTACGAAGGGTACGAGAATGATAAAGAATCCAGAGAAGAATGGGAACAGATTTTTGAGCGTGGGTTTGATCTCCTGGGTCTTAAACTGGAAGAGACCACAGAACCCTTTGACGGTGCCTGTACAGCAGTTCACCCTCTCCTGATAGAATCAGTTGTCAAGTTCCAGAGTAAAGCTTCTCAGGAACTCTTCCCCTCAGGAGGGCCTGTTAAATCTCAGATCATAGGTTCTTCCACAGTTGAACGTGAGAAGCAAGCACAGAGAGTTCAGCAGTTTATGAACTACCAGTTAACTGTTCAGATGCCCGAATATTTTGAAGAATTTGAACGGCTCCTTTTTCATCTTCCCGTGATGGGATCTGCTTTTAAGAAAATTTACTATGACCAGCTCCTGGAAAGACCTATTTCAGAACTGGTTCCAGTGGATCACTTCTATGTTTCTTATAATGCCAAGGACCTCAGAACAGCGGATAGGTATACCCATGTTATCTACCGCTCTCTCAATGACTATAAGAAAGATGTTGTCTCTGGAATGTACCGTGACATAGACCTGGGAAAACCTTCTGCTCCTGATCTTCCAGAGATTAGTCAGAAGATGGACGAGATAATGGGTATAACTTCCTCTGGTCTAGACCTGGAAGATCCTCAATATGTTCTCCTGGAACAGCACTGTTACCTTGATCTTCCGGAACCCTACTCTGACCCTGATGGAATTGCCCACCCTTACATAGTAACCATAGAAGAGAAGAGCCAGAAGGTTCTTTGTATCAGGAGAAACTATAAAGAGAATGATCTCAAGAAAGAAAAGAAACTTCACTTTATACACTATAAGTATGTTCCTGGTTTTGGTTTTTATGGTCTGGGACTGATTCACTTCCTGGGTAATCTCACCATGACAGCCACCACTGCCATGCGTTCTCTGATAGACGCAGGACAGTTTGCCAACCTTCCAGGAGGATTTAAGGCCAGGGGAGTAAGGCTGGTGGGTGACAATGAACCAATTGCCCCAGGAGAGTTCAAAGAGGTAGAGAGCACAGGGATTGATCTCAACAAAGCCATCATCACTCTCCCTTATAAAGAGCCTTCACAGACCTTGATGGCAATGATGCAGTTTGTCATAGGGGCAGGACAGAAGTTTGCTGATTCCACAGAACAGATAATTGCTGATTCCACCAATGCTGGACCTGTGGGGACCACCATGGCTCTTCTGGAAGCCTCCTCCAAGTTCTTCACCGCCATACACAAGAGACTTCACAAGGCCCAGAAAGATGAATTTGCTGTCCTTTCACAGATAAACTATGATTATCTACCTCCTCAGTACCCTTACGAGGTCATAGGAGGAGATCAAGCTGTCTTTAAACAGGACTTTGACGGAAGAATTGACATCATTCCTGTCTCTGATCCTAACATTCCCTCCTCTGCACACCGTATGGCCCTGGGTCAACTGGCAATTCAGCTTGCATCTCAGACTCCTCCTGGTACTTTTAACATGCCAGCTCTCTACAGAGAGGTTTTGACAGCGGCAAACTTTCCAAACCTGGACGAAATACTCCCTCCGGAGCAAAAACCAGAGCCAAGAGACCCTCTGGCAGATATAATAGCAGCCACACAGGGACAACCCATAGCTGCTTTCCCTGGCCAGAACCACGAGGCTCATATTCAGTTTAAAAGTGCCTTCCTAAAGGACCCTGCCACAGGTGCAAACCCCATGATGAAGCAAATTGTCCCTGTGATCAATGCAAATATCCGAGATCATATGATTATGAAGTACCAAGAGCAGGTTTTAGGGCTAGTGGAAGCCTCTGGAGTGGCAAATGATCCCAAAACCACAGAGATGGTCATGGCCCAGGCAGCGGAAGAGGTGGCAAATGCCAATGCTGCCATGGGCGTGGCCCAAAGTCCAGAGCAGCAGATGCTTCTTCTGGAAAAAGAGCGGCTTGAGTTTGATAAACAGAAAGCTCAGATGGAATCCATGAAAGATTCTGCTGATATTGCTCTTAAACAAGAGGATATGAAGCTCAGAGAGAAAGAAAATATGAATGACCTGGTGATGAACATAGGTAAAATGGAAACAGACGAGCGCAGGGACAATCTCAAAGCCCTGGAGTCTGCTGCTAAATTGGAATTGGAGAAACAGAAGATAGATGACGGTTCTGAACTTAAAGCAGCAGACACTGCCATGAAAGCTCTCTTGGAGATGAGTAAGAAAGTAGGAGAATAAGAAATGGCTGGAAAACTTGTTTATGATAGACTTAAAGGTTTTATTCCTATGGAAGAAAAGACTAAAGGTTTAGCTGCTCTTCCTCAAGTACAGTCAGAAGATAAAAATAAAAGTGGAATATTAGATAATATGCTTTCTTTTTTTAGCCCACTTGGTCTGTCTTTAAATATCGGAGAAAAAGAAAAAATTACTCCTAAAGGAGGAAGTTCTTTGGAAGAAAAATTGGCTGAAACTATAAAAAGGTATGAGGGAAAGCCTATATTAAAAGCAAAAATCCCTGTAAAAAATGATCCTTTTACCATAGGTTTTGGAAGAACCCAAGGAGTTAAATCTGGAGATATAATTACTATAGCACAAGCAGAAAAATATTTAAAAGAAGATATAAAAAAGCGTATGCCTGAAATTCGTAGATCTTATCCTAATTTTGATTCTTATCCTTTACCTTTACAATTACAAATTGGTCAATCTTACTATAGAGGAACTCTTACACCAGAACATAGTCCTCTAACCAGAAAATTAATAAATCAAGGAAAGTTTGAAGAAGCTGCAGCTGAGTTTTTAAAACATAATGAATATAAAAAAGCTAAAGAAATGAAGAGACGTGGAATTAGAGACAGAATGGAAGATGTTGCTGCTGAACTAAGACGGACGAAAACATCTGCAACAGGAGGTAGAATTGCTAGTAATCCTAATCCTTATGAACCAAGAGTAATTTAAAATGCCGCTCACTCCAGGAAAAAGTAAGAAGACTATAGCAAGTAATATAAAAAAATTAGTAGGAGAAGGTTATCCAAGATCTCAGGCAGTGGCAATTGCTTTGTCTAATTCTAAAAAATCTAATAAAAGACCTTCTAAAAAAAAGCGTAGGATGACAAGATCAAAGACAGTATAATACTCTAATGGATATATTTCAAGAGATAAAAACTTCCTATGTCAAGAAGCAAGAGGCTTTAAAAATTTTACTTGCAGAAGGACAGGTGGAGGACTACAACCAGTATAAGCAACTGGTGGGAACCATCTCAGGAATTGAGTGGGCCTCTTCAGAATTAACCCGTATTTTCAGTAACAGAATGGAGAATGATTTAGAAGATGATTAATCCACCTCTTGCAGGAGCAATAACAAATGATTCTTGGATCACAAAAGATGAAGTTTCTGATCCAGAAATTCTTCCAGAATTACCTGGGTATCATATTCTGGTTAGACCTGTCACTATCAAGACAAAAACTAAAGGGGGTATCATCCTACCAGAGAAGGCTAGAGATGACATCTCCTATCTTACCACAGTGGGGAGAGTACTTAAAGTTGGAGTACTTGCCTATGAAGACACAAGTAAATTTCTTGCTGGTCCCTGGTGTAGAGTAGGGGACTATGTTTGTTATCAGAAATTAGTAGGTACAAAATTTGTCTATAAAGGTATTAAATTGCTTCTTCTCTTTGATGATCAGATTTTAATGAAGATAGATAATCCGGAAGATCTTGATACCAC